AGCAGAACCAACTGAGCAATTTGCTAGTTTGTAAACGGTTACTCCGTCTTGTCCTGTTTCATATAAACCTGTTGTTGAATCTTTCGCTGCTCCTAGCACAAAGAATAAATCAAAAACTCCAAGTGCAACTTGGTTTGAGTTTTGAAAGTCAAATACGTTTGGTCCGTATGTCGCTTTTGCACTATCAAAGACTTTACCATCACCTGAACCAGCGATAGCGTTGTCATAAGTGTTTGCTGACATAGCCGCCCATAAAGGACCTTCAACTGCAAATGCTTTTGCATTACCAGCATGCTGATTTGATGCCGCTGCGGCACCTGTATCAGATGTTGTTGGTCTTACATAAGTACTAAATGCCCATTCAGCTGGTGCAAAAGAGTCAGTAAACATTGCTCTACCTCTTTTACTATAGCCAGATGAGTTTGCAGCCTCACTTAAAGTGACCTCGGATGTGTTTGTTGATTGAGAAAATGAAAAACCGTCTAATACAGGAAGCTCATATAGAGCTGTATTATTGGAATCATATGCCCATTTCATAAACACTTTGGTATCTCTACTAAAGAAAAATGCCATTTTATTCTCCTAATTTAATATCGAATCTCGCAGGTGATTTCTCCAACACCTAGAGGTTCTAATACGCCTTCATCTGTATCTACTGTTAAAATATTCATTTGCACAGTAGACTGAGATGTTCCTGTTGAATCTGTATACTGTAAAGGGTCATTATCCTCCAGTACAGTTTCAACATCTTCTAACAACTCTTCTAGTGCTAAGATGACATCGTCATCGTCAGACACATAGCATCGAATTGTTAATTGTAAAAATCTAAATCTAAACCCACCACCATCGTATTCACGAGTTTCTCCTCCTGCTCCTATATGGATAGTAGGAAATTCATCTACCTCGTCCCAAAATTTAAGTCGTCTTTCTACTTTTGCAACTGAAGTTCTAAAAGGTGCTTGACCATTTATCCCATCAAGTGCAACTGCTAAGGCTTCTACAATTGCTCGACGACGCGTGGTATGTCTCCTTGCTAGTGTCGAGTCCATTATATTCTCCTTGTTCTAATAAATCTATCCCTCATTATAGATTGTGCGATTTGTCTAACACTTTCCCCTATAATTTTTCTAGGGTCTCTATAAGTACTTCCCATCGCATTTCCTGGTTCAAAAACTTGATAAGGATTTTTCTGGTAAGTATACTCTGCTACAGTAGCGCCTCTCGGCCCCATAGTTATGTTTTTAACTTCTGCACTTTCTGCAAATCTGCCTGTTCTATTAACTAAAGCTGGCACTCCCATGTTTCCTTTAATAGCTTTTGGTAACCCTTTATTTATAAAATCTGCTAAAGCTAAAGGATTAGAAGTAACATGCTGTGGTGCTGTCTTTAATGCGTCAGGTCCTCTATCATTTCTAATACTTGGCTTAGCAACTTTATTTGAACTTCCACGTGTTCCTTTTGTTTTCTTTACAGGTTTACCAGGTACTTTATATCGTATATCTTCACTTCTAGATTTTATTGCTTTTTGTACCTGAGCAACTAAAGCTCTATTTTCTTTAAATCTTAAATCAAGACCTCCACTTTTTGTAGTCTTAACTTTTCTTTTATCAAATTTTCCTGCTTTAGTTAAAACATTTTGTAAACTATCTGCCCCGCAAATTAATATATCTTGTGCTAAACTATTTGACCCAGCTAAATCTTTTATATGCTTACCGTACCATCTTTGTAGCTCTTTTACCATTAGGGCTTCATGTGCTTCCAAATACTCTTGAATACCGTTTGCATCAAAATGTCTCATTTTGCTTTGGTCACCTGCTAACTCTAGTGCAACTTCTATTGATTTATCTAGTTCATAAGTGCCATCTTTATCTTTCCTTCCGCTTCTAAAATGACTTAATTTATATTCTTTTTCTAATAGTCCTGAAAGTCTTTCAGTCACACTATTTGATAAGGATCTACCTTTAGCTCCAAACTTACTTAGGTCGGTTCTTCGACCCATTTCTTTCATTTGTTCTTCATGTTTTGCTGCTGTAAGTCCTGCTATAGTTGTAGTTTCTTTAGTTCCACCTTTTGATACAGTATAACTAGGTGACCTATCTGTAACTCCGTGAGTTTTTGCTACTAAGAACTGATTAAAACCTATGTTTGCTACACGACCCTCTTTACCTGCTTGTGTACCACCAACGTTGCCTTTACCACCACCTGGTTTTAATGCTCTTCCTACCGCTGCAACATAGTTATTTCTATACTCTGCAAATACATCAAATAAAACATGCTTTATTACTATGTTAATAAGTTTTCCACTTCTATCTTCAGCGTCGCCTTGAAATATCTCGTCCTGTACTGTAGGGCCTCCTGTTTTTTTAGAAATATTAATATCTCCTATCTCTAAGTCAAACTCTACAAAGTCTCCTACTGCAATCTCGTATATTTTCCTACCTGCTTTAATCTTTACACCTTTATCTAACTTAGGCATTTTTATATAATATTTATAAGCATTTTTTACATTTGTTATATGACTATCTGGCCCATATGTTTTTGGATTCATTAAATGTTTAGCTATTATAGCCTTGGCTTCTTTTTCTATTGTTGCTTTATGTACAGGAATTTTTCTATTCATTTTTCCAGAACTTCCTGTAAGCATTGCAGATTTTACATCGTCACCAAATACATTAAATCCTCCAGCACTATCTCTCATAGCGTCTGAAAAATATGCTGCTCTTGCTTTATTTTCTTCTTTTAATACTCGATTTAGTTCTGTCGTAAGAAGTCTTTCCATATCAGAGGTTTTTACATACATCGTATGTTTAAAAACATTTCCCGCATGAGTTCTTAATGCTGATGAAGCCCCATGGCTACTTTTAAGCATCTGAACAAAATTATCTCTAACTGCTTTAATTGCCATTAAATAACTACTCTATATAAATCCAGTACCCTTTTGATGTGGTCTGGAAAATCCGTGGAATTTCTAATTCCTGCAGTACCTTGGTTTGCTATCTGAGCTCCGCCTAGTGTTCTTCTTTCTTTATGTTCGTCTTTCATATAGTAATTCACTAAATCAAATAGTGCAAGTTGTAAATCTTTTGGCGTAGTACTATATCCTGCTTTATATGTTATTTTTACTGCTCCGACTCCTTGTTTAAATGGAAGAGGTTTACCCTCTGCATTTGTTCTTATAATTGCATCGGCTTCTAAGTCTACATAATATTCATAGTTTCCTGTGGTTAGTTCTACATAACTTCCAGAATAACTTGACCTTTCTTCTACTTTACTCACTTCGACTAACGGACTCTCGCTAACTATTATTGTTGATGTGTACGTATCGTCTACTGAAAAAGTTTCGACCTTACTTGTGCTATAAAAATCTACGAAAGATATACCACAATATTTTTTTACTAAGTCAGATATTTGAGGTACAATAACATTTAGACGGTCATCATCCTTCTCGCCTCGGAGACCTTCCGCATCTTTGTATTCTACTACTGTTATTAAATCTGCCATAATATTAAAAGTGGTGATTTATAGGTAAACCACCAAAAACCTGTAAAGCTATTAGGAAGCTTTGTACATGTGTCCCCACTTAGAAGTTACACCGTCAATTAAATCGATGAATCCTAATCTTTGAGAAGCCACTAGGACTCTTCTTTGATTAGCTACTTCGTAGTCTGACTCGATTGTAACACCTCTTAATCTTGGTATCACATAGTTTCTTGGGTATACAGCAATAGCTGCAAACTTACTTACTGCTGGAGTAGCGAACTCGTCACATAATAGTACTCTTGAACCGAATACCTGTCCGATTTCACCATTTAGCTTAGTAGCCATGTCGCCAACTAGGTTAGCATCTTGGAACTCAGCATCTTCTAGCAATTCAAAATATGTTCTTTGAGATACAATGTAAACCACTTCTGAAGGATTAACACCATATTTACCCATATTCTTTCTCATTGAAAGTAACTCAGCTGCTGTAACTGTGTCTGATGCAAAAGCTGTTGATGACTGTGTAAAGTCACTGTCATTTCTAGCTAAGTGTAATAGACCTTCGAATGAAGCTCCACCAGTACCAAATGCGCCGTCAGCGTCGTCACCAGCTAGGATAGCATTTTCGATTGCTCTAGCATGAGACCTTACCATTGATTCTCTGATGAGAGGTAAGATTGGCATAATTGCATCTTCTTCAGTTTCATTACCTAAGAAT